AATAGTTCAGGTAAAGAGAAGCGAAACTACAGGGTCGGAGCCTACCGCTGAGGACCTGGCAGTTGGCGAACTTGCCATCAACATGGCAGACAAAAAGATTTTCTCAAAGAAGAGTGATGGCGAAGTGGTTACCCTTGGTGGGGTAGAAGTGAACGATGGCACAGACACAGTTAACGTGGCTACCATTTCGTTTGCTGATACAATCTTCGGAGATTTCCAGGTTGACACAACTAGCACTCCCGGTGTTGCGGTTGTTCGTCTTAACCAAAATGCAGACCTTGATTATGGTCTAATCACAGACAGCGTTCTTGCGTATAACTCAATCGATTACGGGAGTCTATAATTATGGCTGCTAGAGTTAAACTAAGAAGAGGTTCGACCTTACAGCACCAGTCATTCATTGGCGCAGAAGCAGAACTTACTGTGGACACAGACACATGGAGCGTTCGAGTTCATGACGGCACAACTGCTGGCGGACACGAACTACTCAAGTCCTCATTAGAAAACATTCAAGACGGTGCCATTCTAGACGGTGGATCATACAACTAAATAGAATGGGAACAGGAGACATTTAGATGGCAACGATTTTACAACTAAGAAGAGGTACTTCAACCCAGCACTCTACCTTTACAGGTGCACCGGGCGAAGTTACCGTAGATACAACAAAGAAAACTATTGTCGTTCATGACGGTTCTACCGCTGGTGGTAGTCCGCTTGCTACAGAAGATTTTGTAACAACCACTCTTCAAACAGCGGATTCTCTGGGTGAATTATCAGGTACTTCGGATGACATCACCGAAGGCTCTACTAATCTATTTTTCACAGATGCCCGCGCTAGAGCAGCCATTTCTGTAACTGGTTCTGGTACATACGATAGCGCAACTGGTGTTATTGATATTACTGGTGGTGTTTCTAGCGTAAACTCTTTAACTGGTGCAGTAGTTCTTGATACCGACGATATTTCCGAAGGTTCATCAAATCAATACTTCACAAATGCCCGCGCCCGCGGTGCAGTATCGGTAACTGATAATGGTGGCGATGGTTCACTTTCGTATAACAGCACAACTGGTGTTATCTCCTACACTGGTCCAAGTGCATCGGAAGTTCGCGCACACTTCTCCGCTGGTACAGGTATCACAATTACAAATGGTCAAGTTGCCGTAGATACTTCAACAATCGCAACTAAGACTTATGCCGACAGCGCAGCCACTGCCGCTGTTGCCGCAGTAATCGATTCTGCTCCAGCAGCACTTGATACTCTAAACGAACTTGCGAATGCTCTAGGCGATGACGCTAACTATTCGACAACTGTTTCGACTGCCCTGGGCAATCGTCTAAGAGTTGATGTTGACACACAAAATCTAACATCTACAGAACAAAGTTATGCATTAACCAATCTTGGTATCACTGCAACAAACACAGAACTTAATCATGTTGATGGCGTAACTAGTAACATTCAAACACAACTTGATGCAAAGTTTGCATCGGCAGATTTCAATTCATCGTTTGATACCCGTCTAGGCGGCAAATCAACTACAAATCTGGCCGAAGGTACAAACTTTTACTTCACAAATACTCGCGCCCGCTCTGCACTATCAGCAGGCTCAGGTATCACTTACAATTCGTCAACAGGTGTTATCTCGGCAGATACAACAGTTGTTGCTACAAAAACTTATGTAGATGATGCTGTTGCGGGTAAAGATAACACAGACGAAATTACAGAAGGCACCACAAACCTATACTTTACAACTGCCCGTGCTAGAAGCGCACTATCTGCAGGCACAGGTATCTCGTATAACAGCACAACTGGTGCAATCTCAAGCACGATCACTCAATATACCGATGCTCTTGCTAGAGGCTCAGTAAGTTTCACCGCAGGTTCAGGCGCTTATAATAGCACAACCGGTGTGTTTACTATTCCAACAAACACCAGTCATCTAACAAACGGTGCAAACTTCATCGCACTGACAGACCTAAGTGCTGGTACTGGTATCTCGTATGATAATACAACTGGTGTTATCTCGGCTGATACAACAACCGTTGCTACAAAGACTTACGTTGATACTGCAATCAGTGATCTAGTTGGTGGCGCAAGTGCTGCTTATGACACACTGAAGGAAATTCAGGATGCCATGGCAACAGACGCCGAACTATCGGCTGCAATTGCTGCTATCACAATCGGTGATGCAACTCAAACAATTACTGCCGGTTCTTATCTGACAGGTGGTGGTAACTTTACTGCTAACCAGACATCTGATAGTTCGGTAACTCTAGCAGTTGATGCAACAAGCGCAAATACCGCATCTAAGGTAGTTGCCCGTGATGCATCTGGTAACTTCTCTGCTGGCACAATTACCGCTGCTCTATCTGGCAATGCTACAACAGCAACAACACTACAGACAGCAAGAACAATTGGTGGCGTATCATTTAATGGTTCTGCTAATATCAATCTTCCTGGTGTAAATACCACTGGTAATCAGAACACCACTGGTAATGCTGCTGGTCTGACTGGCATGACAACAACAGTAACGGAACTAAACTATGTTGCTGGCGTAACATCTGCTATTCAAACCCAACTTGATGCAAAACTTGCAGCATCTTCTTACACTGCGGCAGATGTTCTCACTAAACTAAAGACTGTTGATGGCTCTGGTTCAGGTCTAGATGCCGATCTTCTAGACGGCCAGTCAAGTGCATATTTCCGTATAAATATCTATGACGCGGCAGGGACACTATTGAACTAATATGACTACTATCGTCCAATTGAAAAGAACTGAAACTGCAGGTGCAATCCCCGCCGCGAATGAAATCGCGGTGGGGGAACTTGCTGTAAATTTGGCGGACGGCGCGCTTTATTCTAAGAGAACAGATGGTGCAATCATCGAAATAGGCGGATATAATCCAGATCTATTTGTAATGCCAGCCGTCATGGATATGGGAGACTTGGCTGGAGTTAGTCCCGATACTTATGACATGGGAACATTATAAATAGTCCTAAAGAGGACACAACATGGCCATTGCATCAAGACAAGGACTTATTGATTACTGCCTGCGTAGACTAGGGTTTCCAGTAATCGAAATCAACGTTGATGACGATCAGATCGAAGATCGTATCGATGATGCTTTACAATATTTCCAAGAATTTCACTTTGATGGTGTAGAGAGAGTATATCTCCACCATCAAATTTCTGGTGCAACAATCAGATTTTCTGGGCTATCAGTGCCATCATTTGAATTGGGTGAAACTCTTGTGGGTGCAACATCTGGAGCATCTTGTAAGTTAGTATCATTTGATGGTATGGCTGCATCTATCAGCAAGGTCAAAGGAACATTTGTTGCTGGCGAAACACTTACTGGTGAAAACTCGGGCTTTAGTCGCGCCCTAGTTTCTACAGACAATTTCTATGTCCCTGGCGACATTCAAAATGGTTATGTGTCTATTCCAGATTCTGTTATTGGTGTAATTCGAGTATTGCCAGTAAACGGTCCAAGTTCTGGTATGAATAATGCAAACAATATGTTTGATGTTATTTACCAGTTCCGTATGAATGATATGTATAATCTACTCTCTGCGGATATGATCTACTATACACAGATGAAACAATACTTGTCAATGCTTGACATGCTACTTGTTGGTGATAGATCATTTGCATATAATCGTAAGACCGATCATCTGGCAATTCATTGTAATTGGGAAGATGTATTTGAACCAGGCGATTATATTATTGTAGAATGCTATCGTATAGTCGACCCAAATACTTTCACACAAGTCTATAATGATCGTTTCCTAAAAGAATATGCAACCGCATTGATCAAGAAGCAATGGGGCGATAACATGAAGAAGTTTGGTGGCATGCAGTTGCCGGGCGGTATCATCATGAACGGCCAGCAAATCTACGACGAAGCGGTTGAAGAGATTAGAATGATCCGACAAGATATGCAAATGAGTTCGGAACTACCCGTCGATTTTATGGTGGGCTAAGATCATGCCAACCAACTTCTACTTCCAATCAGGCAATACATCAGGCACAACAAACGAACAGCGTTTGTTGGAGGACCTGATTATCGAAAGTATGAAGATTTACGGACACGATGTTTATTATCTACCCCGCACTATTGCAAACGAAGATCCAATCTTTGGCGAAGATCCACTGTCATACTTTGTTCAGGCATATCCTCTTGAGATGTATCTGGAAAACACAGAAGGCTTCGAAGGCGAAGGCGAACTTCTGACAAAATTCGGATTTGAATTCAGAACAAACGCAACTTTTGTGGTAGCAAGACGCCGCTGGGAAGAGACCGTTGGTAGAAATGCTGAAAATCTTCAACTGCCAGAGCGTCCATCGGAAGGCGATTTGCTTTTTTTTGCGAAAACGCATACGTTTTTCCAAATTGATCATGTCGATTTTCTAAATCCATTTTACCAACTGGGTAAGATTTACACATATAGAATGAAGTGTTCCACATTTGAATTCAGTTCCGAGACAATCGATACTGGCATTGAAGATATTGACGGTATCACAGATGCTCTGAATCAGAATACACTTGGTTGGGAAATTCTTCTACAGTCTGGTGATAGATTACTTGGTAGCACCGCGGATACGGTTCTCCTAGAGCAATATGGTAAGAATGAAAACGATCTACTTGATAATACAGATGCTATAGAACGAGAAGCCGCTGGTATTCTAGACTTTACCGCATTCAATCCATTTGGTGAAGTTCAAGTGAGGGCTGCATAATGTTTCTACAACAGCATTTTTATCATCAACATATTCGCAAAGCCATCATTGCATTCGGTACAATCTTTAATCAGATTACGGTCGAACGCAAAAACTCGGCTGGCGAAATTGCACAATCTATTAGAGTTCCTCTATCTTATGGACCTAAGCAGAAGTTCTTAGCAAGAATTGCAGCCGTTCCAGGGAACGATCCTGCTTCCGTTGCAGTAACTTTACCCAGAATGGGTTTCGAGATTACAGGTCTTCAATATAATCCACAGCAAAAGTTATCCATTCTAACTAAGAATATAGCAGTTGGCGCGGGCGATGAAGCCGATAAAGTAAGAGTTCAATATACTAGCACTCCATACACATTAGCAATATCCTTGTTCATCATGACAAAAAATCAGGATGATGGTTTGCAGATCATTGAACAGATTTTACCGTTCTTTAATCCAGATTTCTGTGTGACTATTAACGATATCCCAGAAATGGGAATCAAAAGAGATTTGCAAATTCTTCTTGACAATATTTCATATGAAGATAATTACGAGGGTGAGTTTACACAGCGCCAGTCTATTGTATGGAATCTAAACTTCACACTTGGTCTAAACTTTTATGGTCCAGTTGATAAGCAAGGCTATATTAAAACTGCGATTGCTAATACATATGCAAATCTAAATCCTAACGTAGATACACTAGAGAAAATTAGATACCAAGCAACATATACACCTGATGATGCATCCTATCTTGACGATTGGAGTTACGTGGAGCAATTTGATGAAAACTTCGAATAACCAATATGACAAACTAGACGCTATTTTTGGCACTCACATGGATGAGGTGCTGAATAGCAAAGAACAATTGCCAGCGGTTGTAGAAGAACCAGCAGTTCCAGAAATTGTATCTACGGGCGATGATATCGAAGATGATTATCAGGTGGCTCGCAAGAAATTAAACTCTCTTATTGACAAAAGCCAACAGGCGCTTGACGGTATGTTGAGCGTGGCTCTAGCCAGCGATAGTCCTCGCGCATACGAAGTTGTTGGTCAGTTGATCAAGACAACAGGCGATGCCGCGAAAGATTTGCTAGACCTACAGGCAAAGAAAAAGAAACTCCGCGAAGAAGAGCCAAAGAAACAGAATATCGATACTCAAAATAATATTATCTTTTCAGGTTCTACCGCAGAACTATTAAAGGCGTTGAAAGCAGAGAAAGCCAAAGTCATAGATCATGAGTGAAGAAGTATCTTCCTATCACGGTAATATTAACTTAAAGCCAATAGGACACAAACATAATTTTACATTGGAACAACTGGCAGAAATTGAAAAGTGCCAGGAAGATCCAATTTATTTTATTGAGAACTATTGCTATATCGTTACTCTCGACCACGGTCTGCAACTGTTTAAGTTGTATGATTGCCAGAAGGAAAAAGTCCTTCACATTCTAAACAATCGTAAAGCAATTCTCATGGAAGGGCGCCAGCAGGGTAAGACTATTACCTCGGCTGCTTGTATTCTATGGTACACTTTGTTCCAAGATAGCAAGACAGTGGCTATCATGGCCAACAAGACGGCAGCGGCCAGAGAAGTTATGTCTCGTTATCAGGGCATGTATGAGAACTTACCTCTGTGGATGCAGCAAGGGGTCAAGACATGGAACAAGGGTGACGTTGAACTTGAAAACGGTTCAAAGATTTTCACCGCTGCTACAACTGCTTCGGGTATTCGTGGTAAGTCTGTTAACTGGCTATACATCGACGAAGCCGCGATTATTCCAAATACCGTCGCAGAACAATTCTTCGCTTCTGTTTATCCTACAATTTCAGCCGGTCAGACAACAAAGATTCTTCTGACTTCTACGCCACTAGGTTATAATCACTTCTGGAAGTTCTGGAATGAGGCTGAGAAGGGTCATAATGGATTTGAGCCTATGTTCATTCCGTATGATCGTATTCCAGGCAGAGACGAAGCGTGGGCAGAAGAACAACTTCGCTTGCTTGGCGAACTAAAGTTTAACCAAGAAGTTCTTTGTGAATTCTTGGGTTCAAGTAATACGCTGATTAGTGCTAAGACGCTTGGTGCGATGAGTTCGGTCGACCCAATCCACTCTAAAGATGGTCTGGATATCTACGAAGAACCCATTGAAGGACATGTCTATGCAATGGGCGTTGACACCGCACGTGGTGTTGGCGGCGACTATTCTGCTTTCACTGTCCTAGATGTTACGGAGGCTCCATATAGATTGGTGGCCAAGTATCGTGATAACAAGATTGCTCCGATGTTGTTTCCTAACATTGTAGCAAAGGTGGGTAATGACTATAACAAAGCATATATTCTAGTTGAAATTAATGATATCGGTCAACAAGTGGCTGATATTCTACATATGGAACTAGAATATGATAACATTCTAACTACAGTAAAGACCGCATTAAAGCAATACCTATCACCAGGATTTGGTACTAAGACTCAGCGCGGCGTTAGAATGACGAAGCAAGTAAAGAGGCAGGGTTGTTTTGCTCTAAAATCTCTACTTGAAGAACAAAAACTATTAGTGTTTGATGCGGAAACTATCTCCGAGTTTTCTACTTTCATCGAAAAGCAGGGAACTTGGATGGCAGACGAAGGTTACTTTGATGACCTTGTAATGAGTCTGGTTTTATTTGCATGGATGACAAGTAATCCATACTTCAAAGACATGACTAATGTTGATATTCGTGAGAAAATGTATAAAGACCAAATGGATAGTATCGAAGACGAACTAACTCCATTTGGAGCAATAAATAATGGATTCCAAGAAGACTATTTTGTATCAAATGGCGATCTATGGAGAGTAGCGCAAGATGATGATGAACCTCGTCGTGGGGGTTGGTTACTGTAACTTTCACATTTTATAAATAAAAACATAAAAACGACAAGTGAATATTGTCAAGTTTACAACGAGGAGAAGAATATGGCTTTTCAATTATCGCCAGGTGTTCTAGTAACTGAGAAGGATCTAACAAATGTTATCCCAGCCGTATCGACTTCGGCAGGCGCATTTGTAGGTGCATTTAACTGGGGACCCGCGGAAGAAATTTTTACAGTTGGTTCTGAAAATGACCTAAAGAAGTATTTTGGTTTACCACTAAACACAACAGATTGGTTTACCGCAGCAAACTTCCTGGGTTATGGCAATAACCTAAAGTTGGTTCGTGTATGCGGCTCGGCAGAAAATACCGCTAATGCAGATGGCGGCACTCTCTATATTCCTAACAGAGATGCTTATGAAGCCAACTATAGTTCCGGCAGCGAAGGCGCATTTGGTGTAGTTGCTGCCAAGTATCCAGGCTTCTGGGGAAATAGTCTAGAAGTTCAAATGGCAGACTCTTCATCGTTCACTGGTTGGGCATATGCTTCATTTTTTGATGCCGCACCAGGAACAAGTTCTCTCGCAGAAGAACTAAACTGTGCGGATGACGAAGTTCATATCGTAGTAATTGATAAACTTGGTCGTTTCAGTGGTTCTATCGGCACCGTTCTAGAAAAGTTTGCGTTTGCATCTAAGCAAGCCGGTAATAAACTAGCCGACGGCACAAATAATTATTATAAAGAAGTTCTAAACAATCAATCACAGTATGTTTGGTGGATGGATCATCCTGCTCTGACAAACTGGGGTGGCACAGTAAGCGTAGAATTTGATGGCCTAGGTGAACCTCTAGTAGCAGAACTTTCAGGTGGTGTCACTGCTGATCCAACTACAGGCGACATTCAGGCTGGCTATACACTGTTCGCAAATAAAGAAATAGTTGATATTTCTCTAATTCTTACAGGCGGACATAATGCAGATGTTGTAAATCACGCAATTGACAACGTTGCTCTCGCTCGTCTAGACTGTATTGTGTTCTTCTCGCCACCTCTAGCAGCCGTTTATAACAATGCTGGTAGCGAAGCCGCAGATGTTGTGTCATATCGTCAAACTGATATTGGTCGTAACACCTCATATGCAGTCATGGATTCTGGTTGGAAGCGTCAATATGATCGCTACAATGATCGCTATGTCAATGTTCCTTTGAACGCTGACACTGCCGGTCTTTGCGCCCGCACAGACACAACCAACGATGCTTGGTGGTCACCTGCTGGCTTTAATCGTGGCCAGATCAAGAATGTTGTTAAACTGGTTTGGTCACCAAATCAAACAGAACGCGACACACTTTACAAGAATGGTGTTAACCCAGTAGTTACCTTCCCTGGCGAAGGCACACTTCTTTACGGCGACAAGACACTTCTTACAAAGCCAAGCGCATTCGACCGTATCAACGTTCGCCGTCTATTCATCGTTCTTGAAAAGGCAATCGCAACTGCGGCTAAGTATCAACTCTTTGAGTTCAACGATGTTTTCACTCGCGCACAGTTCCGTTCGATGGTTGAACCATTCCTGCGTGACGTTCGCGGCCGTCGCGGCATCTATGACTTCCGCGTTGTTTGCGATGAAACAAACAACACCGGCGAAGTTATTGACCGCAACGAATTCGTTGCTGATATCTACATCAAGCCAGCACGTTCGATCAACTTCATCTACCTGAACTTTGTTGCGGTTCGTACCTCAGTATCGTTCACCGAAGTTGGCGCCTAATAACCCGACTAAATAGAAATAGGAGATTTATAGATGGATATTTCAAAGTTTAAGGGGTTACTAGGGGCTGGTGGTGCTAGACCAAACCAATTCCGCGTTATTCTAACTTTCCCAGGCTACGTTACTTCGGTGCCTGATACAGAATACTCGCTACTGGTTACAGGTGCAGCACTTCCTGCGTCAACAGTAAACCCAACAATTGTTCAGTATCGTGGTCGTGAAGTTAAGTTAGCAGGTGAGCGCATCTTTGATCCGTTCACAATCACAATTGTTAACGATACTAACATGTCGCTTCGTAAGCCATTCGAAGAGTGGATGAACGGCATGAACGATCTAGAAGCAAACACTGGCATTCTAAATCCAATCGATTATCAAGTCGATATGTCAGTAGAACATCTTGATCGTAACGACGAAACTCTAATGACTTATGTTCTTTATAATGCGTTTCCAATCAACATGTCGGAAATCGCTCTACAGTATGGTCAGAATGATGTGATTGAAGAGTTCACCGTAACCTTTAACTACTCACATTACCTGACTGCATAATTCAATCCAATTTAGGATAATTTAATGCAGATATTTGGTTATAAAATTGAAAAGTCCACGGCGCCACAGACTGAGAAATCGTTTGTGGCGCCCACGGACGATGGTGGTGTAGAAACTATCCGTGCGGGTGGTTACTACGGCACATACATCGATATCGATGGTACAGCAAATAATGAAATAGAATTAATTCGTAAGTATCGTGATATTGCCATGATGGCAGATATTGATACTGCTATTGATGATATCGTAAACGACTCTATTGCAAATCTGGACGATGAAGATCCAGTAAAACTTGATCTAGATCAAGTTGATCTTTCGAAGAATATTAAGAAACTAGTAGAAGAAGAATTCCAAAACGTTCTTAATATGCTAGACTTCAATCTAAGGGCGCAAGATTACTTTAGACATTGGTACATCGATGGTCGTCTCTACTTTCATAAGGTTGTAGATACTGCAAACCTAAAGAAGGGTATTGTAGACGTTCGCTATATCGATCCAAGAAAAATTAAGAAGATGAGAGAGATCCTTAAAGAAAAGGACTCCAAGACTGGTGTAGAATTCATTAAAGATATTAAAGAATATTTTATCTACAATGAAAGAGGTCTAATTCCAAATAAGACCTTCACCCCTGCCGCCTCGCTATCTTCTACCGCCGGCGCTACAATGCGTATCGAAAAGGATTCTATCTGCTTTGTTCCTTCTGGCTTGAAGGACATGGACAGAAACATGCCGCTATCTTATTTGCATAAGGCTATTCGCCCAGCAAATCAGTTGCGTATGATGGAAAATGCCGCAGTCATCTATCGTATCACTAGAGCGCCAGAGCGCCGTGTATTCTACGTTGACGTTGGCAATCTTCCAAAGATCAAAGCCGAACAATATCTCAAGGGTATTATGAACCAGTATCGTAACAAGGTTGTTTACGATTCACAGACTGGTGAAATCCGTGATGATAAAAAGTTTATGTCAATGCTTGAAGACTTCTGGTTGCCACGCCGCGAAGGTGGTAGAGGCACAGAAATTGATACGCTGCCAGGTGGTCAAGGACTTGGCGAAATGGGAGACATCGAATACTTCCAGCGCAAACTATACCAAGCGTTGAACGTTCCCATGTCAAGACTTGAACAGCAAACTGGCCTTAACTTTGGTCGTGCTGCTGAAATCAATAGAGACGAATGGAAGTTTACAAAGTTCATTGCTAAACTGCGCCGCCGTTTCTCACTTCTATTTGATGATCTACTAAAGACACAACTTATTCTCAAGGGTATTATTACAGAAGCCGATTGGGAAAAGATCAAGTATAACATTAAGTATGTTTATGCAACCGATGCTTTCTACACAGAATCCAAAGAACAGCAAATCCTACAGTCGAGAGTTGAAATTCTCCAGGGCGTTGCACCGTTTATTGGCACAATGTATAGCAAAGAATACGTTCAACAGAATATTCTTAAATTGTCGGATGACGAAATTGAAGAGATTAAAAAGCAAAATGATGCAAGTCCTCCTGAAGTTTCGCCTCCCGATTATTCACCACTAGAAGGTCAACCACCAGAGGCGGTTCAACAGCAAAATCAAGGACAAGATGATGGACAACAGTAACATTAGTGACTTAATAAATAACATTGAAAACGGCACTTTTGCAGATGCCGAACAAGTTTTTAACGATATTATGGATCTTAAAGCAGGCGAACATTTAGATCAAATGCGACAAGATATGGCAACTGGAATTTTTAACGACACGCCAGATGAAGCGGACGAATTCGATCATTACGAAATTACGGACGAAGGTGATGATGAATATGGCGAACTAGAAACTGAGGATCAGGACGATGAAGACCTATAAGCAACTTCAAGAACGCATCAACATGGCGAGAGCCAAGATGGGTGATGTTATCAAGGACTTCCAGCAGTCGGATGCTCCTCAATTCAAGGGTAAGTCACAAGAGAAGCGCCGCCAGATGGCGATTGCCGCTAAGATGGCTGCCGAAGAAGTTGAACTTGAAGAAGGTCGCATGAAAGAAATTGCTATGGACATGGAAACTCTTGGTGACAAAGAGTTTAAAGCCAAGCACAAGAAATCAAAACAAGATATGCAATCCGCTCTAAAGTCAGAAGAACTAAAGGGCGATCAACATAAGATTGATGCCAACAAGAACGGCAAGATCGACGGTCATGATTTCAAACTCCTTCGTTCTAAGAAAAAGGTCGAAGAAGAAGTTGAACAGATTGAAGAATCCGATCTAAAGCCTTTCATAGTGGTTCACGCCAAGCATGGTAAGTTTGAAACACATGCGGCATCGACATATGAAGCGGCAAAGAATGCCGCAGCACACTGGAAAACTAAAAAGGGAACTGCTGGCATGGATGTGCACCGTGCGGACATTACGCACTCTACACAACACGTTGGCTAAGTAAAGGGAAATAGCAAATGGCAGCCACTGTATCTGTCTTAAAACTAACACAAGTTCACGGGGTGGTCAAAGTCCGCGGCACTGGCGCTGGCACTATTGCTCTTGCTACAACCCTAAAGAAGTCAACTGAAACAGTTTCTAGTCCTGTAGTCCATATTAAATCAATCTATGTATCTCTGGCATCTGGTACAGGTGCAACAATCACTCGTAACGGTGAAGTTCTATGGACTTTGAATGACCAGGGCGGCAGCACTTTTGATTTTGCAGGCTTCTCAGATAACGAAGAAGCAGGATCAGATATCATAGTAGAATTCACTGGCGGAGATGGTACCGTAGTGCTAGAACTAATGAAAGTTTCTGGCTATGGTTCTCAGCAACATCAAAATCAAGGAGACCTAGGCTAATGAAACTTATTACCGAAGTCAACGAACAAGTTCGTTATATCTCAGAAGAAAAAGAAGGTAAAAAGTCTCTCTATATTGAGGGTGTTTTCCTGCAATCCAACATTAAAAATCGTAACGGTCGTATGTATCCAGGAGAAATCATGGAGAAAGAAATCAATCGTTACATGAAGGAAGCGGTAGAGAACAATAGAGCCTTCGGTGAACTAGGACATCCAGACGGTCCATCGATTAATCTGGATCGTGTATCACATATCATCACAGAACTGCGCCGCGACGGCGATAACTGGGTAGGTAAAGCGAAACTAACAGAAACACCAATGGGCAATATCGCTCGTGGTCTTATTGAGTCTGGCGGTCAACTTGGCGTTTCGTCAAGAGGCCTAGGAACTTTGAGGGAAAACAAAGAAGGTGTTCAAGTTGTTCAAGATGACTTTCATCTAGCAACAGCCGCAGACATCGTTGCTGATCCCTCAGCACCAGATGCCTTTGTTCGCGGCATCATGGAAAATAAAGAATGGGTAGTTGTGAATGGTGTTTGGACCGAACAGCATTGCGATATGTCCAAGAAGCATATTAAGAAAGCCAGTAAGAAGGAACTTGAAGAAGCAAAGATGCAAGTCTTTGAAAGTTTCTTGCGCCGTCTTTCTTCAAAGTATTAAATTTATAAATAGAATATAAAAATCCATTTAGGAGACGCAAATGAGTGTAGAAAGAAAAATCAGAGAGTTGCTTGAA